CACGACCGACCAAGCGTCAGCGACCCACGCGACGCCTGCGAATCGACCGTCGCGGGTCTCGAAACGGTAGTGGTAGCAGCCATCGCCGCACTCAGGGGTCGGCGGCCAAGCGCACTGCGGGCGCGGGTCGGCTTCGTCGATGAGGCCCGGGCGGTCGTTGGGGGCGGTGCAGGCGGCGAGGACGGCGGCGATGATGATGCGGTGCATGATGTCTCCCTTCATTTGCTTTGTGCTTGACGCGGACCGGAATCTTACAACGTGCGGCGCGTGCTCGCGCGTGATACCGTGTGGGGCATGTCGACCACCTACACCCCTCCTCCTTTCGACCCGCCGGACCTCCCCGTCGCATTCAGCGCGCTTTCGTCCGCCTCGCGGACTGCGCTTGCGCTGCTGTGGGTCGGGACGCAGGCGTCGGCGGTCTCGCAACTGCTCGCGATTCAGGCCGTGGAGCTGGACGGCGCCGTGTACCGCCTGACGGTCCGCGGCTATCAGCTCGCCGCGTGGGGCCGTGCGAAAGGGCTTCTCTGATGCTGACACCGTGGGACCCGGCGAGAGGTGCGCGCATCGTCGAGGCCGCCCTGTGCGAGTGGCGCCGGACGGTCATCGAGCCGCCCATCGGCAACGCCGACGACATCCGGGCGTATCTCCGGGCCTGCGGGTTCGGGCGGGCTGACCAATACGCGGCCGATGGCGATGCCGAGTGGTGCGGCGCCTTCGCGGCGTTCTGCTGTATCGCGGCCGGCACTCGGGCGGATGTCGTCCGGGTCAAGTCGAGCCCGGAGTCCGGCGACTTCGCCAGCACCTATCGCCTCGTCTCGCTGTGCCGTGCCGACCCGCGTCGACGCATCGACCGCGCGGAGGACCTTCGGCCTGGGGATGTCGCAGTCGTCGGGCGGGCCGGGCGTCGGCCATGGGGCGAGCACGTCACCGTCGTCGAGGGCCGGGCGACCCGACGCGAGTTCGCCACCATCGAGGGGAACGCAACCGGCCGACTTGGCGACGGGTCGACGGGCGAGGGCGTCGTGCGGCGCGTGCGCTCGGTACTGCCGACAGACCGGGTGCGAGGCTTCATTTTCGGGGTCAGACTGGCCCCTGACGACTACATCGCGGAGGTGTCCAGTGGAGCAGAGTGAGCGCCCGATGCGTCGGGCTCGTATCGCGGGCGCGCTCGCGCTCGTCGTGTTCGTGGTGACGTTCGGACTCGCCGGGCTCGCCCGCGCGCAGGACGTCAACGGGGTCGTCGGTACTCGTCACGGGTGCGTCGACGCGACCATCGGGACGTCATGGACCGAGTTGACGTCCGCGTCGATGGAGTCGTCGACCGGGTCGGCGGCCCTCGCGGCGTCGCTGCACTGGACCGAACTGACCGTCAAGGCCCCGTCTGCGGCCGTCTACGTCTGCTTGGCTGGGGCTTCGTCATGCGGCGCCAACACCACGAACAAACTCAGCGTGGCGACCGGAGCGACCCTGGTCTTGCCCGTGACCGGGCTGTCACTCCAGACCATCTCGCTGTACGGCACCGGCATCATCGGGTCCGCGGTGCAGGTCTGCGGATTCTTCCGGGTGCATCCGTGAGCGCCCGGGTCTTCGTCGCGCTCGCTCTTGGCGTCGCGCTCGCGGTCGTCGGGACTATCGCCACGGCCGGCACGTCGTACACCCCGCCCGCATCGTCCGGCGGCGGCGTCGAGGGGGACGGCACGGGCATCACGGATGCGTCGGCGTTTCGAACGGAGCTCGGTCTCGGGACCGCGGCCGTGCTCGACACGGGGACGACCGCAAACAAGGTCGTCAAGCTCGACGCAATGGGGAAGCTTCCTGCCGTCGATGGCTCCGCGCTGACGAACATCGGCGGCGGACTGCCGACCGGCGGGTTGACCTCGCAGGTGCTCCAGAAAGCATCAAACTTCAACTACGATACGTCGTGGGTCACGCTTGGGGGGGCGGCCTACTACGAGGCATCCTCGTTCGAACCGGCCGACGCAACGCTGACCGAATTGGCCTCGCTCGTCTGGTCGAGCGGGACGCAGATTCCCGCGTTCCTTGGGACTGACACGGCGTCACTCCTGACGGTGGGGACCGGCGCGCTCGGCATCGTGCAGCTCGACGGCGACGGCAAGCTGCCGGCGGTCGATGGGAGCGCGCTGACCAACGTCTCCGCGTCGCCGTATACGGCCGACTCGTGGGATACCGTATGGGAGGGCGCAGACGGCGCGACGGGGTGGACGTTCTCCGCAAACGGTGGCATCGGCACCGTAGACGGCAAGACGGCGGCCCGCATCACGGGCGGGTCGAGTAGTTCAGAGTCGAGCTACTACAACATCGCCGGGTCTGCTCCCGATGGCTCGTTTGAGGTCCGATGGATGGCCTATGTGAGCGACTACTACGTCACCGGCGATTGGCAGACTGCGTGGAAAATCTGCGCATTCGGCAAGCGCATCCTCCCGGCGTTCAGCGCGTCCGGCATGACCTTGTACAAGTCGACGGGCGCGTCCGGCGTCGGCCATCCGAACTCGGCGGTCTTGCTGAATGAGTGGGTGCTCATCACGATGCGCGTGACGTCGCCTGACACCGGCAATACTGCGCCCGATACGCTGGGGGTGCAGGCACAAATCTGGCTTGGCGAACACCTCGTCTACACGGGGCTTGTGGACCCGGTGAACTCGGCATCTGGGAGCGCAGACCAAGCGGCCGGTGTGTTTTCGGTGGACCGCTACACTTCGACGGGCACGACGGCCGTTGCGTGGGTCGCGTACCGGGACGGGTTCAACGCGGCCCCTCCATCCTACACCTACCGAGGGCAGGGCTACGCGGCATCGGTGGCGGCGCCATGACCGGCCGATGGTCGCGGACTGCTCTTGTTGGACTCGCGGCGGTCGCTGGGCTGACGGTGCTCGGCGTCGCCGGTGTGCTCATGGGTCAGTTGACAGGCTCGGACCTCGTCGCGTTGGCCGGCACGTATGCGGCCGTCATCGGCACGGTCGCGGGTCGGGCGCAGGGACCGGGGGGCTCGCCGTGACGCGGCTCGTCCAAGCCCTTGTGGCGCTTGCCCGGTGGGTGTTCGTGCGCGGACGGTCGCAGGCAGAGTCGCAGGCGCGCGCCCGTGACGCTGCGGCAGATGCCCGGCGAGACGCGGACGAGTCGAACCGCATCGCGGATGAATACGAGCGGCTCGACATCGAGGAACACGCGCGCCAGACGCGGGCGCGCAATGACGTGGAGACGTCGCGATGATGCTGTCAGTGGTGCTCGCACAGGCTGTGACTGTCTGCCCGGTGCATGTCGAGGGTGACACGGGTTACCCCGTACCCATCGCTCGGCAGTGCGTGGCCCCGGTCGCCGGACTGATCTATCCGTGGGACCATGACCGGCTGGACATGGAGGCCGCGGCACAACTCAGGCGCAACGCCGAGACGATTCACCGGCTCGAAACGGTCGCCGCGGAACACGCGGACGAACTGCACCCGCTTGGGTGGGTCCTGACGGGCGCGCTGCTCGGCGCCGGGCTGCTGTACCTTGCGGGGTCGCCGTGAGTACCGCTGAGGCGCTGTCGATGCTGGGGAGCGTCGTCGGCATCGTCGGCGGACTTGGCGCCGTCGGCGTGCTCGTCGTTCGGTGGGTCGTCCGCGACTCGACGGAGCCGATGAGGGTCGAAATGCAGGGCATGTCGACGGACCTGCGCGTCACGCTCGCCGCGCTCCGCGAACGGGTCGATCAACACGGCCACCGTATCGAAGAGTTGGAGGACCGCGTCGGCCGCGTCGAGGCGGACAAGGTCGGGCGGGCGGAAATTGACCGGGCCCTGCGTAAGATTCCGGCCGGCGGGACGCACAAAGACTCTGAGGAGTGAGTATGCGCGTCCTGCTCGTCGGCGAGGCCCGGTCACTCTCGGACGCAGTCGCCGAGGTGATGCCGGGCGCGGTCACTGTCTGTGAGGAGACGTTTGCGGGCGCCATGTCGGCGCTCGATACCCGGCCCTGTCTACTCATCACGCCTGACCGCGTCGGACGGCCGGGTGATACGGGTAGCGGGCTCGACCTCGCCTGTTCTGCGAGAGCCCGGAAAGTGCCGTGCATCCTCGTTTCCGAGGTGTGGCACGATGGAGCCTATGGGGCCGTGCCGCTGACTTGGGGCGGCGACGTGTCGGCGGCCATTCGCGCGGCGCTCGGGTAGGGCCACCGACTGTCGCGGTCCTCTGCGATGAACGCATCGAACCGCGCAGGGTTGACCCGCGGCCTGACTGTGACGGCGCTGCTGCATCCGAGCGAGACGCTCGACAGTGTGGCGCGCGGAGCCATGGCGGCTTTGACGAGGGCCGGATGGTTTGCGACAGGAACCGACGACGGGTCGATGCCACATCGGCTCAGGATGGCATTGCGCAACGCCGTCGCCATGCTGACCCCGTGTGCATCGGCCGCGGCGCGCAGCATGGGGACCCGGGATGCCGGCACGCTGATGCGCATGAGGACGAACCCTCCGGCGGACGTGAACGGCCGAGGCCACGACTCGACCACGGATGCCCCGCGCCTGCGCACTCCGAGCACGTCAGCGCGCACGGACGGCCACGGGTGGCGGATCATCTGCGCGTGAGTTTCTGCGGGGATGCGAATGTCAAGGCTTGTGTTAGTCGACATCCACGTCCCCGTCCCCGTCCCCGTCCCCGTCCGCGTCCCCGTCCCCGTCCCCGTGCCTGTCCCCGAACCCGTCCCCGTCCCCGGACCCGGACCCGAACCCGGACCCGGACCCGTTCCCGTCACCATACCCGGACCCGAACCCAGACCAGCACCCGAACCCGCCACCGCACCCGTCCCCGTCCCCGAACCCATCCCCGTACCCTGACCCGTACCCGTACCCGTCCCCGTACCCGAGCACGTCATCGATGCTGACGGCCACGGCGCTCACGGGCGCCACTCCGGGACCGAATCGAGTGCGGCGTGTTCGGCGTCGGTCAGGTACACGACCTGAACGAGCGACCGGCCGGAGACCGGGCCGGACGTGCGCGCAGTCACGCGGCTTTTGATCGGGTCGATGCCGCGCACGGCGACGCCTTCCACGGCGCCTGCGCGTGACCACGACCAGATTTTCCGGGCCGTGCTGAGCGTCCACGTCCCCGCGGCGAGGTCGAGCGAATCGAGCTCTCCGAAGAACACCCCTGCCATGTTGTCTCGAATCAGAACGTACTGAGGTCCCATGTTTCTTCCCTTCGCTTTCCTCTCAGTGATGCACAGCCGGGCCCGTTGCGTTTACGAGCGAGCCCACTCCGCGATGTCGGTATCGCTCATGCCCGCGAATGGCCGGTCGCTGTACCACGGGGACACGTCAGGGATGAATCGCGGTGAGGTGACGGGCGCCTGCTCCTGCCGAGGTGCATGCCGCTCTTGCTCGCCCTCGCGCACCGTCGACTCGACCTCGGTCCACATGCGGTTGACGCACTGTTTGGGGTTGCGCGTGCCGACGATGCGCGCGACTGCCGACCACTGCCGCGGCTGAATCGACAGCACCTTGATCGACCCGTTTGATGCCGCGATCAGAACGTCTCCGAGCCATGACCGGCGCGTGACGTCCTCGTACGCCGCGTGCAGCCGGTCGATTTCTTCCTGAGTCCACTTCGACATGTGTTTCCCCTTCATGTGGCGCACCGCGCGCCCCGCAACGCCCCATGGGCGCTCCGGGCCGGGCGGCCCGTCATCAAAGCGGCAGTTCGTCCTGGTCGACCGGCTCGCGGTCTCGCGGGTCCTCGTTCAAGCCGGTCGGCTCGGGCGGCATCTGGGGCACGGCGAGCCACGCGAGGAACTGCGCGCGCTTGCCGTTCGTCAGGGCCTTGCAGGCCCATTCCAATCGGGCGCCGTTCCATTCAGCCATCGGAGGGATGTCCGCGTCAGTAATCTCGGATACCCACGCCCTGAAGGCGGACGGGGCGGCGCCGAGGTCGGCGAGGATGCCGGCGAGGCGCTCGCGGAGGACCTTGACGTCGTGGTCCGGTGTGGGCTCGGGCGCGATGCGGTCCTTGAGGGGTTTCCGGGCGGTCGTGGTGGATGCCGGTGCGGATGGCGTGACGTCGATGACTCGGTCCACCTTGAGCGGCTCGACGCCGTCGAGTTCGTCGGGGTCGTAGATGCCGAGCATGAGGTCCGGGTATGCCGCGCGGACGATGGCCGAGAGGCATCGACTCTTGAGCATGGCGCCGGGGTATTTTTTCCAGTTGTCCTTCCCTGTCAGGCCAGCTCGCTGCGCGTCGTCCCAGGTGAACGACATCCGCATCGGCTCCGGCCACCCGACGCGCTGTGTCTCGTAGGTCGCGACCGTGGCCGACAGCTCGACAGGCCGGAGGTACACGCAGACCGAGCGGTCGCGCATGCACAGTGCGGCCATGAGGTCGGCGCTCATCGTCGGCTTGCCCTCGATGACGTGAACCGAACGAATCGACTGCATCGGAGCGAGCCCGAGTTCGGCGCCGAGTTGCAGCGTCAGGAACACGTCAGCCGGCCGCTGCCGGAGGTGCTTTGGCAGGAGGTCGGCGGGCGCGAGAGTCTCGGCCATGCGGACGAGGTTGGTACTTTGGTCGAGGTTGGTACTCATGCTTTCCCCTTCGATGCAGTGACTCTGACGCTTCGTGAGATTTCGCCGCGTCGCGTCAGGCTCGCGGCGATGTCCGGGTGATTCGTGCGGAGTGTCTCAAGGTCGATTGTCTCCCTTTGCGAGACGACCACCGATACCGTTGCGCCGCCGGCCCGGTACTTCTTGAGCATGCCGGCACTATCTGCCGCGCGCAAGAGGGATTCGCGGGCCTGCTCTTTTTGCGCGGCGGCCTCGCGTTCGGCCGCTGCGGCGTCGAGGTACGCCCGGACGGCGCCGTCGCAGTCGAGGATGGGCAGCGGGTTGCGCTCGACGTAGACGGGCACGGGCGGCTCGACGCCGTCCTGCACCGACTGCCAGAACGCACGGAGCTTCGGCACGATGGCCGAGGTGTACCAATCGAGGTCGATGGGCACGTCGACGCGGATGGTGTCCCATGCGCCGCCGACGCGGCACACGGCGAGCGCGGCCCGCTCGATGCCGGTGACCCATGCGTAGTGGTGGAGTTGCAGGGTCCAGTCGTCCGGCACGGTTGTTGGGTCGGCCGGGTCGATGGCCTTGCGACTCATCTTGCAGTCGATGATGAAAATTCCGCCTTCATCGGACCCGAACGCATCGAGCGTCGCCCCGGCCCACGTTTCGACCGGATGCCGGATGGTCTCCTGTGCCCACGCCGGACCGTGCGGCGTGTCGGCGCCCGACAGGACGGTCCCGAGTCCGGCGGCCTCGAACTCCCGGAGGATGAACCCTTCCATGTGGTGCCCGGCTCGCATGATGGGCGATGCGCCGGACTTCGACGGGTCGAGGCCGCGCTTCTGTCGCCACACTGCGACCGGGCCGCGGTACTCACTGACGCCGAGAATCGCCCCAACGTCGGAGCCGCCGATGTAGGTGGTTCGGTCATCCATGGTAGACATCCTTGATTGCTTGGATTGCCGCATTCTGAACGGCCGCGCGCAGTCGACTCCGCAACTGCAGGGCGGCCATGAACTGACCGCCCTCGTCTTCGACCGACACCGGAACCGCATCTTCGATTGCATCCAACATGGAATCAGCCATGCTCTGGATGATGCCGGACGCCCGGCTCCGCTCGTCGGCGATGCCGTACTCTGGTGGGTCGAGCTGGTAGTCGCCCGCGATTCTGCTTCCGCCGATGGTCACGAAACGCATGTCACACTCCCTTCATCAGTAGCACCACGGGTACGCCCAAGGCGCGCGCCATGGCGGCGATGGTTTCCGGCGTCCATCCACGGTGGCCCAGTTCAAGGGCCGCGACGGCGGACTGCCGGGTGTTGAGACGGCCTGCCACAATCTCTTGCGTCAAGCCGAGGTCAGTGCGGAGTTGCCGCACGTTTGCGCTGATTTGTTCGTTTGCAGTCATGGGGTGACGGTAAGGCCGGTGCGGATATTCGTCAAGCGGATTTCGGCGAAAAATGAATCAGCGGGCATGGCCGAGAAATCCTTGACGCGGATTCACGAACTGCGGACGATGGGCGGGCGCATCGGAGGCGCACGGTATGAGACACGACTGGTTCTGGACAGGCATGGCATTCGCTGCAGGGTTCGCGTGTGCGGTCCTCGTCGGGGCTCGCAACGGGGAGCAGATGGCGGAGGAGGTCGGCCGCATCGTCGAGACATGTGAGGCACAGTGCTCGGCGATGACGACCCGGCACCAGACGGAGTGCATGGACCGATTCGAGGTGGTCGGCGATGCGCTCCGCGAACTCGGAGACCGCTGCGTGCTCAGCGTCCCCGTGGGTGACCGACTGCGCGTCACGCGGACGGTGCGCCCGATGCCGGGGGTTCCCGATGACCCGGAGAACTGAGGATGCGGCCCGCGCGCTACTCGCTGCGGCCAAGATGGACCGGGCTGACCGCGGGCGAACGATGCTCGTCCCGCGTGCTCTCGTCGATGCGCTGCGGCGGGCGGTCGATGAGGATAGCCGGGAGACCGTTGACGTCGCCAAAGCGGACAAGTAGACTAACCGCATGAACGTCAAGCTTTTCGATTCGGCCCGTGAGCGATACGGGCTCTCTCTCCGGGCAGTAGCCAGGCGCGTCGGCGTATCGCACGCGGCAGTTGTTTTCTGGCGGCAGGGCAAAGTGAGCCCGCGCATGGAGCATGCCAGACGTGTCGCGGACCTGCTCAACGTCGATTTCGGCGACCTCTGGGGCACCCCGTGAGTTGGCTGCGTCTCGATTCCGACTACGCCAGTGACGGCACGTTGCGCCGGTGCAAGGCCGTTCAGTGGTGGCCGCTCATCCTCTGCGCCATGAAACGCGGGGGCGGCGTCGCATCGGATGACGATATCAGCCCTGAAGTTCTCGCGGACATCGGCCAGGGCTCGGAGGACGCGGCGCGTCTCGCGGTCGAGCGGCTCAAGGCGTCGGGCAAGCTGATTGAGGTTCCGGGCGGGTGGTCAACGCCCGGATGGTCGGAGCATCAGCCGGACCCGACCGCGAGTGACCGCGCCCGCCGATACCGCGAACGGAACCGGGCCGCATCGGACGCAGCGGACGAACGCGCGTCACGGTGCGTCACGGTGACGTCACGTGATGAAACGGTGCGTCACGGTGACGTCACGGCCGAAAACGGTTCGTCACGCCAGACAGGACATACAAGACAGGACATACATACAGATCACTCCGAGAGAGAGGCGGCGGTAACAACGTCGCGCGCACGCGCGGACGACCCGCCGACCCCGCCACCGCCGACCCGGAAACCCGTGGGTGCAGTCGTGGAGGCGTTCCGGGCGACGCAGTCTGGCCGAGAGGCGATGATGGTCGCACCGAGGACGGTGCAGGAGCTCGGCGCCATGGTGGACGCCCACGGGGAGGCGACCGTCATCGAGGCGATTGGCCGGGCGGCGGATAGCTGCAAACCGCCGCTTACCCTCGCGTACCTGCGCCCGGTCGTCGAGGCAGTCGCACGGGGTGAGCCGAGAGGGAAACCGCGCGTCTCGACGACGTCGAGGCACTTCGACACGAACCGCCGAACCGAGGACTTTGGCCCGCAGCCCATGCCACCTGGGGAGATTTGAGCGATGGTCGAGGAGTTGCAAGCGGTCGTGGCCGAGATGATGGCCACCATCAAGGTCGAGCCGGCGAAACCGCTACAGGTCGTGACCGGCATCGTCGGCGACTACTGCGTCCGCACCGTGACCGGCCGATGCGGCGCAGGGTGCGACGGTGGGTTCACGCGAGTCCAGCGGGGAGGGTACGAGGTCGTCAGCCCATGCCGGGAGTGCGGCCCCATCATGTCGGCTGCGCGGAGGTACAATGCAGCCCGTTTCCCGGCCGAATTCGCCCGGGTGCGGGAGGAGTGGCGGTATCACCCTACCCTGGACGCCTGCGAGGCCGTGGCGGGCGACGTAGCGGCCGGGAGGGGCAGGGTGTGGTACGGGCCGACCGGGACCGGCAAGACCTGGACCGCTGCGGCCGTCGGGCTCGCCCTTGTCGAGCGCATGCCGGTCCGGTGGCTGCATTGGCCATCGCTCGTCGCGGCACTGAAAGACGAGTGCGGGGGCGGCGGGCAACTCGGGGCGGTCATCGCGTCTCGCGTCGGGTCGACCGGCGTGCTCATCGTCGATGAACTGTGCGGCCGGTCGACGGACTTCGAAGGCGAGATTGTCGAGCGGGTCATCGGGACCCGTGCCGAGTCGTCGCCGCTCATCGTCACCACGAACCTGACGGCGGAGAAGGCACGCGATTACGTCGGTGACCGGGTGTGGTCGCGACTCGGGCGGGCGTGCCGCGTGGCCGAATTCGGCGGAATCGACCGGCGGGCCGCAAAATCAGGTTGACGTCGCGGCACTATCTGCGGATGATTGGCGATGAAGGGGGTGAATCATGGCCGGTGACCAGCTGCTTAGCCTGACGGCGGTCCGTGAGTGCTCCGACGAGGACGTTCACGCCGAGAATCGGCGTCTGCGCGCGCTGATGGACGCGATGGCGCGGGCCGTCCCGTGCGCGGCTGCGCTCGTCGAGGTCCTGTGGACCGAGGACGGGCGGATGTCGTACGTCTTCTGTGTGCCCGGCGAGAACGAGGCGGCGGCCGGCGATGCGCTGGTCAAGGCGATATCCAATGCCGGGTTCCCGTGGGGCGTGGCGCAGGATATCGCCATTGAGGGCATGCGCGCTGTGCTCGCCCGCCACGGGCTGACAGCGGAGGCGAAGGAGGAATGCGCGGAGTTCGCCCGGCGCGTGGCCGAGGCGGCGAAGGAGGAGTGATGGACGCCAAGATGCAAGCGGCCGTGCAGCTCGCAGGGTTGACCGACGCGGAATCGGCGCTGTTGGAATTGGTGTGGGACTCGCCCGCTGAGGGCACGGCGTTGGTAATCGCGGAGTCGGCCGGCATCGCCCGGCGGTCGTTCTTCCGTGCCGTCCGGTCGCTGCAAGGCCGTGGGCTCGTCAACGCCGTGGGTGTGCAGGGGAGCGGGTTCCGGGTCGTTCGTTCGGATGATGCTGAATCGCGGCTGAAGGCGCTCGCGGTGGCCGCACTGAACGGAGAGCAAGCCGGTGCCGAGTACACGGCGCTTTCGGATGTCGAGGCCGCGCGCCGCGACCGGGCGCGGTACTGCTACGCGGTCGGGCACGGTCCGAAGTGGGCCATGGAACTTGGCCGAAGGATGGCAGAAGGGGAGGTGTGACGTGCTGAATCTCGAAGAAATCAAGGCGCGGGCCGCTGCGGCTGATGTCCCCGTGCTCGTCGCGGAGGTCGAGCGGCTGCGGGCGCGGCGGGCAAAGGTCTGCGAGTGCGTCGGTGTCACCATGGGGTATGAGCAGGGTATGACCGTCGTCGCGGGGTTCTTTGACAGCTACGTCTCGGCGATGGTCGACTGCCCGCACTGCCACGGAACCGGCGCGGTCATCGTGGAGGGTGACGCATGAAGACCGTCCGACTCATTTTCAGCGACGAGATGGCCCGCGCTGTCGTCTCGGGCCGCAAGACGGTCACGCGGCTGCCGGTGATGCCGCAGCCCGAGGGCATGCATGTCTCAGACGAGGGCAATGTCCGGGTTCGACTGCTTGACTGGCGCGGGCGCTGGATGTTCGACTCATACGTAGCAAAGCACTTTGCATCGACCGGCGACTTGCTCATCGGGCGGGAGTGCTGGGCGCCGAACGACGGGCACGAACCGTTATACCGTGCCACCGATGGCGAGGTCGGATGGCGACCGCTCTCTGGGTGGCGCCCCTCCATCCACATGCCCGACCGCGCGGCCCGCATCCGCCGCCGGGTCGTGTCGGTCACGGTCGAGCGGCTGCAGGACATCAGCGAGGCCGACGCGGTGCGGGAGGGTGTCGAGCGCGATGAACGCGGGTGGCTGAACCCGCGACGCAACCGGGCGAACTCGACCGCCACGGTGCATTCCGCGCGGCAGGCGTTCCGGCTGATGTGGGATGACGTCTACGGGTCGAGGGGGCTTGGGTGGGACGTCAACCCGTGGGTCTGGCCCATCGAGTTCGAAGGGGTGAATCATGGGTGACAAGACCGGAATTTCGTGGACCGACGCCACATGGAATCCGCTGCGCGGGTGCTCCAAGGTTAGCCAGGGGTGCAAGCACTGCTACGCCGAGACGATGGCCGCGCGCTTCTCTGGACCCGGGCAGCCCTACGAGGGCACCATCCGAGATGGACGCTGGAGCGGGCTGATTCGGCTCGTGCCGGAAAAGTTGAACGAGCCGCTCCACTGGAGGCGACCGCGGCGCATCTTCGTCAACAGCATGTCCGACCTGTTTCACGACGGCGTGCCGTTCGAGTTCATCGCGGCCGTCTTCGGAGTCATGGCCGCGTGCCCGCAGCACACGTTCCAGGTGCTCACGAAGCGGCCGGCGCGGGCGCTGGAGTTCTTCCGGTGGGCGGAGGGCAACAACCATTCCCACCCTGAGACGATCTGCCTGCATTACTCCCGCGCGTACACTGCCGCGCCGACGCCCGGGCGCTACTCGTGGCCCATCCCCAACGTCCACCTCGGCGTGTCCGTCGAGGACCAGGCTACGGCAGACGAGCGCATTCCGCTTCTGTTGCAGAGCCCGGCGGCGGTGCGGTGGGTGTCGTACGAGCCGGCGTTGGCGGCGGTGGACTTCTCGGCCTACATATGGAGTCCGCCGGACGAAGACCCGCGCGATGTCGGATATGAGTATGGGCCGTGTCCGGCGTATCTCGAATGGGTCATCGTCGGCGGCGAGTCCGGCCCGAACGCGCGGCCATTCCACGTGCAGTGGGCGCGCTCGACGGTCGCGCAGTGCAAGGCTGCGGGCGTGGCCTGTTTCGTCAAGCAGATGGGGGCGAACGTCGAGTTGCCGCCCGACGAGATGGAGCGGATGACCGGGCACCGCACGACGACTCACCGATGGAGGCTCAACGACAAAGCCGGAGCCGACCCGTCCGAATGGCCCGAAGACCTGCGCGTACAGGAGTTTCCGCATGTCCCCTGACCGCCTCGAAATCGCCCAGCGTCTCGCCGCGTGCCGCCATTGGCGGTGGCTGCCGGGGATGCTTGCGACACCCGAACGGCCGGATATGGCGTGGTGCGGTTCCGTCCGCGTGCATGCACACGACCGTGATGCAGGGATGTTCGAGCTCGGGGGTGCAGCGTTCATGCGCGACATCGGCCGCATCCCTGACCTCGATGACGACCTGACGCGCCTCGGCGTGCTCGCGGTCGTGCGGCGGGCGTGGAAGTGCCACGCATGGACCGCGCCGTATGTGCAATGGTCGCCCGAAGGAAACCTCGATTGGTTCATGGTCGAAATACCAGTGGCGCCGACATACGACGCGGGACGGGCGCGCTTCAATGGCCCGACCGAAGAATCCGCTCTTCTCGCCGCACTGGAGGCCGCGCCATGATGATCGTGCCGTGTACGATTTCTGACGCAAAGGCGTTTGTCGCGCAGCATCACAGGCATCATACGGCACCGCAGGGCGGCCTTTTCGCGGTAGCCGCCGAAAGCGGCGGAAAGGTCGTAGGTGTGGCAATTGTCGGGCGTCCTGTTGCCCGTATGTCCGACGACGGATGGACGGCAGAGGTCACACGGCTTTGCGTCGTCGATGCCCCAAACGCATGTTCTGCGTTGTATGCGGCGTGTTGGCGTGCTGCGCGAGCTCTGGGATGGAGGCGACTGATTACATACACCCTCCCACAAGAGGGCGGGGCGTCGCTGAGGGGTGCAGGATGGAAATGCGTTGGTGCGGCCGGCGGCGGGTCGTGGTCTCGCGACGATAGGCCGAGGGTCGACAAGCACCCGTTGCAAGAGAAACTCAAATGGGAAGCCGCGCCGTGAAACACATGACCGAAGAGGAAGCTGTCGCCGCGTTTAGCGCAGAGGTGTCTGCGCTGCTGACCCGATGGCGGGCGACCATTTCGGCGGCTGACCACTGGAGTGGATACCCCGAGTGCGGCGAGGACATTCGCATGACGGCGAGTATCGAGGTTATGCACCCGGACGGGTATCCGCGATTCATGGATATCGACCTCGGTCGATACCTGGATGGTGAGCGATGAAGAACAAGCGAAACACCCGGCCCGGCCGGGCATTGGAGGCGTTGGCGAGAGGCGGGCAGCCATGAGCCGCGCGTCCCGAGCTAACGGCGAGGCGTTCGAAGCCGCGCTCGACGCCTATCACGCGCACCTTGCGGCCCGCGGCATTGCGTGGATTCGGCGGGTGGGGACGCCGGTCAAAGTGCTTGGCAAGACGTCGCAGGACGCCCGGGGCCGGACTTACTTCCGAGCGGCGTTCGACGGGCATCAGGGGTGCGATTTTCAGGGGTACGCAGCGAACGGCGTCCACATCGTTCTTGAGGCCAAGTCTCACGCCGGGCCTGACGCATGGGACTCCGGCGGCATCAGCGAGCGGCAGTGGTCGGAACTCGTCACGGCTGAGGACTGCGGGTGCATCGCTGGCATCCTGCTTCGTGCCTGGGGCGAAACTCGGCTGATGTCGCCTTCGGAACTGTGGCATCATGTCGAGACGGTCGGACGGCGGACCGTGCGGCAGTCGGACGAAGTCGGGCAGTCGATTCGCGGGGTGGAGTGGTGGCGATGACCACTGATGAGGCAAGAGCAACGTTTCGATGCGGCCCATACGCTTGCACGATGCCGGGCACTGACTGTGCCAAACGGCACGCGACGGCCGTCCAGACACGCGACGCCCGGCGTGGCAAGTGCATCGCATGCCCCGATGGCGCGCAGAGGGCGTCCGCGCTCGGCATCGGTCGACCGCGGTGTCCTGCGGCGCCTGATGGTATCGTGTGCGGCGCTGCGCCTGAGCCGGGCCGGCGGACGTGCCGGGCGCACAGGGCACACGAGGAGGTCACGCGCCCCGTGGCCTACGAGCGCAGGGACGCAACCGAGTACGATGCGGCACCGGCTGAGCCTGTACCGCCGACAGGACGGAGGGTCCCGGTTTCTCCGATGGACATGGACTGCCGGAGATGTCGGCGCCGGTACGTGACGTCGAGTCGGTCACCCGAAGCAATCCGCGAGTGGTGCCCGCGGTGTCGAGACTCGGTGCGTGGCATGCTCCGGCGGGCGTATCGCGACGACTCGCCGGAGACCATGCGGCGCGTGCTGCTCGGAGACGTCGACATCGAGATTGACCATGCCCCGTCCGCCACGGTCAAGGCTGGGGTGGTCGAGTGCTGTGAGTGCGGCCGGGTCGGGACCCGGCGCTTGCTAGAGGGTGACCCGCTGCGCCCGTGGTGTCGCGGTTGCCGCAATCGGGCGGCGAAGGCGCTGCGAGTGCGCGGCATCGATCCGCAGTCGGCGGACCTCGTCCGGTGGCTGTCGACACCGAAGGAGCAGCGCGCCCGGCCCGCATACTACGAGCGGCACGAGTGCCCGACTTGCGGACAGCGAGTAAGGCGGAGCAGAGTGAAGCGATGAAGGTGAAGAAGCAATTCAGCGCCGACGAACCGCTCCCGCCGAAACGGCCATTCAAGCTACCGCATTGGTCGGACCCAGAACTTATCGAGCGGATGGCCGCTTCGATGCGGATGGGGTGCTCGGAGGTCGCAGTGTCGCTCCGTGAGGGGCTGTCCGAGCGCATCATCTCGGTGTGGCTCGTCCAGTGGCGCGACGAGTTGGGGCGCCTGATGGAAGCGCATGCCGAGGGAAAGGACATCGAACCGTCCCCGATGTTTGAGGCGTTAGCGCCTCTCGCGCGTGCGCGGGGTGAGTGGCTGTGCGATGCTGAGGTCAAGGCGCTTGCGGGCGACCCCGGCGCAATGTGGGCGCTCCCACGCCGGTGCTCGGCGATGTGGGGGACCAAGGACCATGTAACCGTCGACTCCGGCCCGTCGCCGGACAAAGAGGTCGCGGCGGCACTTCGGAAACTGAGGGGGGAATGATGGACCTGCGAGGACTTGCGGCCCGAGAGTGCGCCCGGCCGGAGCCTGCGCCGAAACCCGGCACCGTCGACGTGACGGCGCATCTGCTCGCCATGATGCGCGCGTCCGGCGTGTCGCCCGATGTCGTCGCTGACATCGAGGCTCGGGCCGCGTTCGGCCGGCAGAAGTACGGCACGACCCTCCACGCCGACAACGGCCGCGACCATGCCGTCGACCTGCGGCAGGAACTTGCGGACGCCTGTCAGTACGCGGCGGCCGGCATCATGGCCGGGCAGTCGGAGGATGTCGCGCGGGTGCTCGACCGGTACTTGGTGGTCCTGTCGTGGCTGCGGAGGTTGGCGCGATGACCTACGAGCAGGGTGTGGCTTGGCTTGAGCGCAGCGGGTTCGCCGCGTCGTCGTCCGTCAGGTCACGGTGGCTGACGAGCATGCCCGGCGGGCAAGCGCTCGTTGAGGTATCCTACGTGTGGGCCGTCGGTCGGAAGCCATGGGGCGCCCGCATCGGCCTTGCGGTCGGAGAGGGGGCGACACCTGCCGCGGCGCTGAGGCGCGTCGCGAAGGCGTGCCGCGCCCTCTGCTCCGACGAGATGATGACCTGCGGCTACATCGACGGGTTGACGGTGACGAAGTGAGTGCCAAAATGCCGATTTCCGATGCTGTGGCACTGGTCGAGTCGTGGGGCTTCAAGCCGCACGACCTGCGCCGCGAGTGGTCGGCGACGATTGACGGGCTCGACGTCGTGGTCGAGTGCGTTCCGTGCGCGGGAGTTCGGCGGTTCGAAGTCCGCATGAACGGCATGCTCGCGGGTGTCGGCGTCAACCCGGATGACGCGATGCGCGATGCGGTCCGCGCCATTGAGCGCACCCGGCGCAAGTTCGGGATATTGGCGAAGACGTTCGGCAAGTTCGCAGGGGTCGACGGGTGAAGCCCGGCGGCATCGGGAGCTTTGATTGGTTCCCGTGGCAGGCCGACGCGCTCGGGTGCGTGCTCGCACCGGACGGCCGACCTGTCGCATGGGCCGGCGGCAAGGGGTCCGGCAAGTCGGTGGTTGCATGCGCGGGCGCCGTGCTCGTCGCGTCAACCCGGCCGGGCGCTGAGGTGGCGCTCGTGATGGACACGTACAAGAACCTGCGGGACATCCACCTCCCCATTCTGTCGCGCATGGCTGCAAGTGCAGGGTTCACGCACCGGCCGTCCGATGCCGAGTTCGTCGGCCCCAGCGGGTCGGTGATTCGAATGCGGCACCTTGACACGGTGGGTGACCCGCGACTTGGTGGGAGCCCCATCGAGGGCATGAATCTGCACGCCGTCTTCGCCGACGAGTGCCAACAGATTGACCCGCGATATTGGGGCACGTTCAACGAACGGGCTCGCGTGACCGTGACGGATGTGCAGGGTGTGCCGTGCCTGCCGCGCGTGGTGACCTCCGGGCTGCCGGTGTCAACGTGGTGGTGCGCCGAGACGGCGAGGGCCGGCGGGCGCGTCTTCCGGCCGAAAACGCGAGACAATACGGCGCTCGACCCGAGCTATGAAGCGAACCTCCGCGCGACCTACACCGAGCGCATGGCCCGGGCGATGCTCGACGGTGAGGAGTACGCGCCAGAGGGCCAAATCGTCGAGGAGTACCGGGCCGCGCTCGAGCCGCACGGCACGCTGACGGACTGGACGCCGGACCCTTCGGCGTGTCGGTTCGTCCTCGCGATGGACCTCGGATTGAACAACCCGCATGCCCTGTTGGCGGCCGAGGATGCAGAGCGCGGCCGGTGGGTCGTCATCCGCGAGTGGTACTCGACGGGGCGGCCTATCACCATTGCGGAGTTCTGCCGGCGCATCGGCCGAGACTGCGTGCCGCGTCGCGTGTGGAAGCCAGGAGCCCTACCCATCGACGAGGTCGTGACCGACCCGGCTGGTGCTGCGCACTCGGCGCACACCGGGCACTCTGACCTTGACCTGATTGCGCTCGCCCCGCCGGACGGTCTCGGGTTGCGCCCGCTCGTCGAGACCATCCCCGAGAGGCGTTCCGTCGTCGGGTCGCTGAATCGGATGCGCCTCGCAATCGAGCGAGGGCGGCTGCTGATTCACCGCTCCGTGTACGAGGCCGGGCTGCGCGACGACTCCGGGCGGTCTCTGCATGCGTCGCTCGTCGGGTACAGGTGGGACCCGCGCGGGCGGGAAGAGCCGATGAAGGACGGCATCACCGACCACGCTGTTGACGCCCTCCGCTACCTGTCGCGGCGGGTCCTGTGGCATGTTGTCGAGGCTCCGGCGTTGCCGGGCGCGGCGTCAAGGCCCGCGCCGGTCGCGTCCGGTGTCCGGTCGTCGGGCAGGGTGGCGAGGTAGCGCGCAACCGGTTGCGCTGCGCACGGTGTTGCGCACTTCCGCCGGTCCGTGTAGGGTGCGGCCATGACCCTACTCGGCCGCGTCGACGAGGTCCGCGCCCGCGCTCTACTGAGCACGGACGAGCGCCCGTCTGCGCCGATGGGGGTCGGAGGTGGCTACGTCACCGGGCTCGGGGCAGTCTACGAACCAGCGACGGCCAAGCGGGCGCATCCTGAGAGAATGAGGCTGTTCCGGGCGGCGAAGGTCGCGGCCCCCGTCTACCTCGCCTCGCAGATGTGGTCCAACACCCTGCGCCTTGCGACCCCGTCCATTGAGGCGGCCGACGACTCGCCCGAATCCGAGAGCTACGCGGAGCACGTCCGCGCCAGTCTCGGCATCGGCACCGTCTCGCCGGTCGGCGTCCGATGGTCGGAGGTGTTCGCGGAACTGCTCGGCGCCGTCGAGTACGGATTTAGCCTGCACGAACTGGTGTGCATCGATGTCGGCGGGCGGTGGTACACCGTGCTGGAGCACCGCGACCAGGCGAGCGTCAGCCATTGGTTGTGGTCGGCCCGCGACGAGTGGGTCGGGGCCGTGCAGCAACCGCGCGACCGATTTAGCGGCGGAATCACGCTGCCGGCGGGTCGACTGCTCCGGTTGACGTGGTGCCCGGAGTCGCGGACCGATGCGTCCGGCATGGGCTACCTGCGGCCGATGGAGCCGCTTGCGGCGGACTACCAGTTGCTTTCGGCCCTCCGCGCCGTCGCTGCGCAGCGGTGGGCGGTCCCGACGCCGATTGCGACCATCTCGGCCGAGGATGAGGCTCGCAAGGGTCAGGACGCTCGGACCGACGCCGAAGACCTTCAGGTCATGCTTGCGGCCTACGCATCGGGCGACCGGGCACACATTGTCCTGCCGTCCGGGTGGACCCTGTCGAGCTACGGCGGAGAGTTCCGGCTTTCGGACATCGAGGCGTCCATCGACTCGACGGCCCGCCGCATCATGGAAGTCCTACTGCAGCAATACCTGATGTTGGGGTCGGCGAACGCCGGAGGGTCCTACTCTGCGAGCGAGACGCAGCTTTCGGCGATGCGCGGGGCCGCGCAGGGTGTGCTTGAGTGGCTCGCGGAGCAGGTGTCGGCGCTCTACATCCCGCGCTGCATCGAGTGGGCGTTCGGCGACGTCGACCCCATGAAGCTGCCGCGCCTGCGGTTCGACGGGCTGTCGAGTGAGGTGTTCATGTCGCACCTTGCGGCGCTGCCGGGGCTTGTCGCGTCGCGGGTCGTCCCGTTGACCCGGGAGCTGCAAGAGGCCGTTGGCCGGGCGCTCGAAGTGCCTGAGCCTGTCGCGCCTGCGTCCATCGCTGAGGCCATTGCCCCGCCAATGCCGGAGGTGGAGTGATGCCCCTCCGGCGCACCGCCTCAGAGTCGGTCCGGTCCGCCGTCCGTCGCGGCCTCGCGATGTACGATGAGGGCAAGGGTGGCGACGGGCTCAAGCCGGAGACCGTGCGCCGCGCCCGCAGCATCGAGGCCGGCGAGGCGCAGTCCATCGAGTGGCTCACTGTCGAGGCGCCTGCATGGTTCGCGCGTCACGACGGAACCCGGCCGGAGGATGTCGAGGGCTCGCCGTGGCAAGTCGCGTGGCTCCTGTGGGGCGGCGACGCAGGACGCGCATGGGCCAACCGGGAGAAGGAACGCCGCGCCCGGATGGAGGCGGCAGGAGAGACCACCATGGCGATGACGGTGCCGACCAAGGACGGGCAGGGGCTTGGGGGCTTCCTTGCGGAACTGAAGGATGCCGCGCGCTCGAAGTTGATCGGCCCGGCGGCGTCCGAGTCTGATGCGTGGGTCCGACTCGAAGACGACACCATCACCGGGTCGGAGTTCGTGGCCAAACTCTGCACGTCGGAATCTGATCAGTACTACCGCATCCCCTACACTCGCGGCGACGACGGCCGCATCGTGCTCGGCGATGCCGTGCCGGTCGACGAAGTGACGACCTACGTCACCGCGGAGCCGCCTCCGGTGTCGATGGGTCTCGTGCTCGAATCGCTGCCGGTGCATGCGCCGCCGACCGAGGGATTGACTCGCGGGCGACCGGTGCAACTTCTCCGCGTCGGCCCGCTGCATGACCCGATGACGGGGGCGCATCTGCTCGACGTCACTGACGACCTCTGCGCGGGCATCGCCCTCGCGGCGTCGCGTCAGGGGTACGGCGTGCCGGTGGACATGGGGCACGCGCTCTACTCGGACGGCGACGGGGCCAAGCTCTATGGTCGTCTCGTCGAGGTCGAAGCACGCCCCGGGTCTGGTCTGTGGGGTGTCCCCGAGTGGACGGAGGCCGGGCGCTCGCTGCTCTCGGCGTCTCCGGGGCTGTACTACCTCTCGCCGACGTTGCTCGGCGCCCCGAAGGACCCGAAGACCGGCGAGACGCTGCCCGGTCGCATGCTCCATTCCGTCTCTCTGACCGCGCGGCCTCGTCAGGACGCGCTCGAATCACTGGCGCTCTCGCAGGGCGCCGCAGCCGGGGCGCGGAGCCCCACAGGAGGCCCCATGGCGGGGAATCAGGGGACCGGCACCCCGAAGCCGGACGATGTGGTCACGCTGTCGCAGGCGGAACATTCCGCCTTGCTGCTCGCGCAGACCGAACTGACCAAGGTCAAGGCGGACCTCTCGGCCAAGGACGCCGAGGCCGTCACGCTCGCGCAGCGGGTGACCGCTCTCGAAGGCGCGGCCCTCGCCCGCACCGTCGAGGACGAGTGCGCCGCGGCCGAGAAGGCGGGCAAGGTGGTGGGGCCGGCGCTGCGCAAGGTGCTGCTGTCGATGCCGCAGGCCGACCGCTCCACGCTGCTCGGCGAACTGCCGGCGTCGCGGCCGGTGGCGCCCATCGGTCATGGCGACCGGGTCGAGGCCAAGGACCCGAAGGACCCGGCCGTCGTGACCGAGGCCGTCAAACTCGCCCGCGAAAAGGGCATCGAGTACCGTGAGGCTCTTCGCCTCGCGCAGGGGGTGGCGTGATGGATCGCATCGAAATCACCTGCATCGCGTCCGGGACCGTGACCAAGGGGCAGGCGGTCAAGTGCACCGGGCAGTCCGGCGGCAATCTCGTGGTCGCGCAGGCGACGGCGGCGACGGATCTGTTCTACGGCATCGCCCTGGAGACGGTCGCGACGGGCAAGCTCGTGCGCATCTGCTACCACGGCAAGTGCGAGGCCATCGCGGCCGGGGTCATCACGGCGGGCACGCACAAGCTGCTCTCCGTGACGTCGGACGGCGAGTTGGAGCCCTACGCCGTGGGCGACATCCCGGCGGCGGTGTTCCTCGGGTCGAAGAAGGGTTCGGCGACCGCCGCGGCCAACGACATCATCGACGTGCTCGTGATTCACGGCGCCGTCGACACCATCGAGTAAAGGAGGACTGAGACATGCCCGTCAGTTACACCTCGTATCGGGCCGTGGACTCGGAGTTCTCCGGGTTCCTCGCGACCACGAAACCGAAGCAGGACTACGTCGGCCGGGTCATGACCCCGCGCATCCGGGTCAACAGCCCCGACTTTGCCGGCAAGATCTGGGTTGACACGCACGTCAGCGCCATGGGGACGCCGCAGTCGCTCGTCGTCGCGCCCGGCGCCCCGCTCCCGAAGATGACCACGGCCGACCCGTCCACCGTGAGCTACGAGACCGTGTGCTACGGCCTCGCCTCGAACGGCATCCCGAAGCGCGGCGCGGCCCGCAGCAAGCTCCCGGTGGACCTCGTGCAGCGGGAGATGAGCATTCTTCAGGATGCCCTTCTCATCGCCGAAGAGGTCCGGTACGCCACGCTCTACCAGACCTCGGGCAACTGGACGACCACGGCGGCGTGCAACTCGCTCGGCGGCGCGGCCAAGTGGTCGAGCCGGACGGCGACCCCGTTCAGCGACCTCCACGAATTCCTGGAGACCTACCACGCGGCGGCACACGGGTACTTCGCGACGGACATCTGCATCCCGTGGCACGTCGCGCAGGCGATGTGCCGCACGTCGGAGGTCCGCGGCGCCATGGTCCTCGTGTCGAGCACGGAGACCGGCGTCGGGCAGGTCAGCCCGGTCCTGACGATGGATGCCCTTCGCGCCCGGCTGCTCTCGGAACTCGGGCTCCGCGCGCACTTCCCCGCCACGCGGTACAACACCGCGAACCTCGGGCAGGCGCACGCTGAGGGCTACGTGTGGACCGATACCGTGTGGCTCGGTCGGCTCGACGCCGACGCGGTGCAGGACGGTGCCAACATCCGCACGGTCGCCACGGCCGCTCTCGGCGTCGACGAGGTCAGCACCCTCATTTCGGCCGGGCTCGGTGACATGGGCGGCATCATGTCGGCCGGCGTCGACGAACTGATGCCCTCGCAGGGGGACGTCTACATCCCCTACGTGCAGCACGCGGCCGACGAACTCGTCATTTCCGCCGACCTCGGCGCGACCCTGACGGACTGCCTCTGATGCGCGTCCGATTCCGCCCGCTTCACCCCGGCGCCGTCGCTGCGCATCGCGGAGGCGGCGTCTTCCGCGCGGGCGACGTCGTCGAGTTGAGCGCGGCGGACATCGACCGCATCAACGGCGGTACGCCCGGCATCGACGGAGCCCCGGCGCTCGTGCCTGTCACGGGCGTCGAGGCTGCGGCCGACTTCATCGCGGCCATCAGCACTCCGACCCCGGTTAACCCCGAGACCGATGCGGCGGTACCGGATCCGGCCGGGCCGGTCAAGCGCACGCGGGGCAAGCGGGGCGGCTGATGTACACCGCGCACCCCGGCGCCCCGCACGTCGAGGCGTGCTGCGCCGGGGCGCTCACTCTCGCGGCGGAGTTGCCGGACGCCATCGTCCGAGCGATTGCGGCGCGCGAGGAACTCGGAGACCGGGCGGCCGGCCGAGTCGGGGAACAACTCGCGCGACTCGCCGACATGCTCGGTAGCGCGGTGGTCGATTGGCTTGAACGCGGCGGGCCGGACGGTGTCCGCGGCCGGGCGTTGGCCATGTCGCTGCAGGATGCCCTTGCGATTCTCGACGCGCTTGAGGTGGACGGAGTGCCGTACCTGCGCACCATGCGCGACGAGTGGGCCTCCGACCTCGGGCGCATCGCGGCGTCAGTGCTGCGCGACTCGGGGACGATGGGGCTGACGGGTCTTGACGTCGAGGCGTGGGCGCAGGTCCAGGCCGGGGCGTTGCAGAATGCCGCGGCGTCGTGGGATACGAAGGTCCGGCGGTATCTTGGAGAGGCCGTACAGCGCGCGGCGATGGAGGCGCAGTACGTCACCCCGTCCGTGGTCGGGCAGCGCATCACCGAGATGGTGCAGGACTTGACGCCGACGACCATCACGGAGGCGCGGACGGCGACAGCGGCGTATGACCGGACGATTCAGGCCGGCATCGCACAGGCCGCGGACCCGAAGGGTGACCGACTCGTGTACATCTCGGTTGGCCCCGTCGACGGCCTGCAGCGCAGGTTCTGCGCTGCGGTCGTGGGCAAGTCGTGGACGCTCGACCAACTCGGCCGATTGCGCAACGGGACGCCCGGCATGCCTGTAGTTGACTTTCATGGCGGGTACAACTGCCGGCACCATTGGGTCCCGATGTTCCCGACTCAGGCGGCTCGCCGCGGATACGAACCGGCGACCGCGGCCGACGTACTCATGGTGAACGCGGTGAGTGGTCGCAAGCGGCGTTGACACGCGGCCGGCGGCCGTGCATGCTCGAACGCGGTCTCAGGACCAACGCCCGTCGGTCCCCCTTCCCGGCGGGCGTTTCTTTTTGCGGCGTTGCCGTGCGGCGCCCGACGGTGTAGGGTGCGCCCATGCGCCGAGAGTTCGTGACATCACAGACGGTCGTGTTCCGGTGGACTCCGCCGGATGGGTACTCCGTCGCGTCTTCGGCCACGCTGTCGGTGCGGCTGTCGGCCGGCGCAGTCGGCGGCGCGATGACCCGGCGGGCGGCCGACACCGTCGCCGCGGTGAGCACGGACCGGCGGCGCCTGACCCTGACGTGGGGCGCGGACGGCGCGCTCATCATGGATGAGGCACAGCCCGGGCTGTGGGCGTACATCGACGACGGCGCGGAGGGGCAGGTTCCGGTCCGACTGCTGCGCATGGTGTCCGATTCCGGGCTCGCGGGCGTCGTCGAACTTGCCGAGCCTCTCCCCCACGAAATCGGGACCGGTGGCTCGTTCACCGTCCAACTGTGGCAGCGGTCATTCTCGGCGCCCGCGACCCCTGAGATGTGCTCATGGTCGGTGACCTGGGCGCGCAAGCTCGGCGGCGGCATCGCCGAAACGGTCGTCGACTCGGGCGTCGCGTACATCGTCCGCGCGCTGTGGGAAACCGGCCTGACCCATCAGCGGCTCGTCGAGTGGTCGCCTTTCCTCGCGACTGACCTGCCGCCGGGGCAAGCGTCGTGGGCGCCGCAGATTGCCCTCGCGCTCGACCGCGTGCGGGCCGACGTGCAGCGGCGACTGCCGGCCGGCGTCGACGTGGGGCAGACCCGCGGGCATCAGTTCTGCCGGGCGCATTCGCTCGCCGCGCAACTCCTCATCCTCCGGGCGCTCGTCGCGGGAGGTCGCGACCGTTCGGCGGCTGTCGAGTCCACTGAGGCCGAGTACGTCGCCGAACTCGATGGGCTCTTTGCCGCGGGCCTCGATTGGGTCGATGCCGATGGTGACGGCGTGCTCGACGCGGGCGAGGGTGACCGGGCGTCGGGCCGAGTTCGGCTCCTCGCTCACACGCAGTCGACCCGATATCAGGACGCGACCGAGTCGGACTCGGAGGAGCGTGACCCGTTCGTGCGGGTGCGCGTCGAGGCGCAACGCTGATGGGCGTGCGCGTCACCACCTCGGGCAACCCGCCGCGGCCCCATCGGCTGACGGTGGCCATGATGCGAGACCTCGCTATTGCGTCGATGTCACAGGTGTCGGAGCGGACGCATAACCGCGGGCTCGACATTCGGGACCGTTCGTTCGCGAAGTACTCGACTGAGCCGCTCAAGCTGTACAAGCGTTCTTCGACCGGCCGGGCGCTCGCGCCCAAGGGCGGTGATGGTTTCCCGTGGGTGCGCGGCCCGAAGCAGCGCACCGGCGGCTACGATGCGACCCGAATCGGGCAAGAGGCTGGTCGGTTCTATGCGGGTGGGTACCGAGCCTACAAGCTTGCGAGTCGCAAGGGGCTGACCAATCGCAACGGTGCGGCCGGTGTCGAGGTCGACCTCGTGCTTTCCGGCGCCCTTGCCAGGGCCTACCGCGTCGTCAACGTGACGTCCCGTTCGTTCCGCGTCGGAATCACCGGCAATGCGCAGCGGTACGCCGGCGCAGTCGACGACCGACGCCCGTTCATGGGGCAGAGTCCGGATGACTCGCGGGAAATCGAACTGATTCTGGTGGAACTCTTGGAGGGCCGCCATGGGTCTCGCTGAGGCCATTGCCGGACTTGTCGCGGTCGTCGAGGGCGTCACGCCGTCGGCGGCGGCCACATACCGGTTCACGCGGCACCCTCCGCAGTCGCGCGGCCTGCTGTACGCATCGACGCGGACGCGGACTTTCGACATCGGCATCGGGCCGCCCCGTGAGTCGGACCGGACCACGGACGGCACGGTCGACTACCTCGTGACCGACATGGTGGTCGAGGTCGTCTACCCGCTTGCGGCGTGGCGGTCTCGCGATGAACTGCATGCGGCGATGTCCGGCGACGCCGCGGCGCTGACGTCGGCCATTCGTCCGCCGTCGGCGTGGTCGACGTGGGCGCATGAACTCTACGTTCTCGGCGGCGACGTAGGGCGAGACGAAGTGGCCGGCACGGACGGCGAGCCCGTGGCCTACGTACTCTCCATCCCTCTCACTGTACACACGGAGGTCTGACCGTGGCATCTCTCGGCATCATGGCGGGCGCACGAATCACCATCGCGCCCGAAGACACGTTCGCTTCCCCGTCGACGACCGAGGCGCGAGACATCGACATCTCCGGGCTGTCGACGGCGTACCCGCTGCAGGTGACCAGGGCGTCGTGGAAGCAAGCGGCCGAGGCCGGGCGGCTCTCCGTGCGGGATATGGCGCTCACGTCGTTCCAGGGAGGCAACCCGCCGGTGGTCGTGGACGCGGCCGTCAAGGCGTCCGGTCCGGTCGACAGCATCACGGGGGAACTGGAACTGGTCTTGCCCGGCCGCGGGTTCGGCGCCAACGACCCGGACAGCACCGCCCTCGGCGTCATCCTCAACTCCGCGCTCTCTGCGGAGGTGCGCACCCCGGGCACGTCGTTCGTCGGGACCTACGCCAGCGCCAACACCATGACGCATGCGTCGGGCGACGACGGAGAGGTCGAGGTCGGCGACATCATCGTCGTGAAACAGACGAACGCGACCTATCGCGCGTGCAAGGTCACCGCGTACAACTCGGGCACGCGCACCATCACGACCCTCGAACCGCACGGCATCCCGGCGGCCGGTACAGCGACCGTGCGGCAGTGTCACATGTACTTCGCGCCTGCATCGACGTCGCCGGCCGGCGGGTCGTTCGTGGTCGAGATGTCGACGCCGGACGAGTTGCACTCCCGCCGATACGTCGGATGCGTCATGACCCGGTTTGCCGTGCGGACGACCGAGAACGGTGGCATCGAGTACGTCATCGGCATCCGGGCGCACGATGGGGAACGGGACACGGCCCCGGTGCTGACGGCTGCGGCTCCGCTGCCGCTTGGCGTGAGTGGGACAACTCCACTTGCGGCGCGGGTTGCTCCGCTGCTCGTTTCGCAGAATCACTCCGCGTCGTCCGCGCCGTATTCCGGGACGGCGTCGGCGCTTCCTGCCCGGTCGTGGTCGGCATCGTTCGATGCGGCCCTTGCTCCGGTCGCAGACCAGGGGACCCGGTGCCGCGCGTCGGACTGCGAGGTCGCCGACGTCCGCGTGACCGGCGAATTCGTGCAGTCGAGCCCTTCGACCGGCGTCGACTGGCAGACCGTGACCCGGCTGAGTCGCAAGCACTCGGCGGCGTTCACGGCGGCCGGCGCCGACGCGGCGGGCAACGGCATGGGGGTGTGGGTCGGCTCGGTCGAGTGCCAGGAGGACCCGGGCATCACGTTCGACGAACAGGACCGGACGCAGGTGGTGTCGTTTCGGGCCGGCGACTACTCCGGCGACGACTCCACGGACATCGGCAAGGTCAACGCGGCGGCGATTCTGTTCTTCGTCGCCTGAGAAGGGGGTGAATCATGGCGCTCAAGCGAGCGGTGCGCGGTGGGCAGTCGGTGCGACTCCCGCTGCTGTGTGACCCGGACTATCGGGCGGGCGTCCTGACGCGACTGACCGCGGCGGACGACCGCGGGGCGCGCGAGGTCGAACGGGTGGCCATCGCGGACGAGGAGGCGCGGCTTGCGCTCTCACTCGACCCGACCGTGCTGCTGACCCCGTGCGCCGATGTGACGCATGTCGTGGTCCGGGGGCTTTCCGGGTCAGAGGTCGGCGCGGCCGACGATGAGGCCATGGCGAGCGCGCGGCCCTTCGTCGGTGCTCGGGCGGACGGAATCATCGCCCGAGGCCTCGTCCGGGTCGACGGGTTCGACTTCGAGCGCAAGGGCGGACTGTACCCGGTCGCGGAGCTTGCCGACGCCGTCGGCGCCGCGGCATGGTCGGAGCTTCGGGCCGAGATTCACGCGCGGATTCTCCGGTTCTCTGACCTGGGGGAATCGGTCGCCTCGTCCTCCGCGCCCTCGTCCGGCGGGGCGCGATAGAGAGGGACGGGGGTAGCGTATGGGTGTGCTCGGACTGCGACGGACGCCTCGAATCCCACCCGGACGCGGTTCACGCGCTCGACGAGGACTGCAAGCCGGCGTTCAGTGCGTGGCCGGGCGGTCCGACGTCGCCGGTGTGCGTCGATTGGGCGGCGCGGGACCCGTGGGTCTCGTATGCCCTGCAGGCTGCGAGGTGGTCCAATGCCGGTCAGGCCATCGGGGCACTCGACGACCTCCCGGCGGCGCTCGTCGACGCGGTGCTGACCGTGCGTGCCGAGTGGGACGCCGTCGAGGCCGAAAGGATTCGCCGTGATTCGTCGCGTTGAGTATGAGGTCACCGTCGACGGGGCGACCGCAACGGCCAAGGCGTTCGACGGAGTGGCAGCGGCTGAGGGCCGAGCGGCTAAGGCCGCAGACGGCCTTGATAGGTCACTTCTCGAACTCGAAAAGGAGTCGGAGCGGGCTCGGCGGGCGCAGGAACGACTGCGGGCTGAGGCCGTGCGTCTTGTCGACGCCGAGGAGGGTGTTCGGCGGACGACCGTTGCGGCGACGCGTGCGCAGGAGAAACTGAACGCCGAAATCAACGCCGCTGCGCAGCCAATGAACGTGGCCAAGGTGGCAGCCGAAGGGTTCGGCGCCGGCATGACTCTCATCATGCGGGCGGCCTACCTCCTGCCCGGATTCGGCTTCGCCGGCATCCTGCTCGCCATCGGCGACGCCGCAGAATGGGTGTACGAGCAATTTCAAGGCATGGCCGGCTCGACCAAGGCTGCAACGCTCGAAATCCAGTATCAGGCGGCGATGGTCCGCGACCATACGGAACTACTGAAGAAGCAGGCCGACGCTGCGCGAGAAGTGGCGCGTGCGATGTATGAGGCGGGTGAGGCAGTCGTTTCTCAGCAGGGCGGGATATCGTCGATGCTCGGCGGCCGTGGCGTACTTGCGGCGGCAGGGCTCGGCGGCGAGGCCTACGAAATCGAGAGCGAGCGAAAGGAGCTGAAGGACCGCGCTGCTGCAATGCGCAAGGCCGGCGAGCAGCTCATCAAGGACTACAACGCGGCATCGCTCGATGTCGAGGGCACCATGGCTGCTCCGGCAATCAAGGCGGCCATGGAGGCGCGCGCCCGCGCAATCGAGGAGGAGGCGCGCACCATCAAGCGTATCGGTGACACCCTGCGCGACCGAGAGGTCGACCTGATGCGTGAGGCGAAGCGCATCATGGGCACGGGCGACGGCATCGCATCGCGCACCGCTGAGGCGGCAAAGGCTGCGCGGGCGGAGCCGAAAGAGCGAGAGGTGTCGGATGATGAGGTGTACAGCCTGATTTACGGAGGCCGGGCCGGGCCGAAGTACGTTCAGCCGACGCCTTCGATGGAACCGAACCTGTCGAACATCCCCGGCGTCGCATCGGTACAGGTCGCGGAGGGACTGCGGCAGATGCAGACCGAGGCCGCCAAGACCCGCGACATCATGTCCGAGATGTGGACCGGCACGAAGGACGCGTTTGGCGGCATGGCCGAAAGCGCGATGAACGTCGGCGGCATCGTGGTGCAGGCGCTCTCGACGATGACCGGCGCGGTCGGCAGCATGATGACTAACATCATCATCAGCGGCGAGGCCGGCGCGAAGGGGGTGGCCAAAGCGGCCGGAAACGCCCTCGCAGGCATCTCGGCGCAGGCGTTCGGGTACTCGGTCTTGCTCGGCGCCCTCGCGGCGGCGGCTCAGCTTACGGGGCCGATTCTCGGGTTTGCGGCTCCCGGTCTTGCGTCGGCGGCCGGTGTCATGGCTGCGGCCGGCGGCGGTCTGGCGGTCACCGCGCGTTTGCTCGGGGCCGACAAGCTCGGAGGCGGGGCGGCCGGCCGAGGCGGTGCAGGGACATCACCCGGCGGCTACGGCGCGGCCACGGCGACCAATCCCTACGGCGGGCCGGGCCAACAGAGGACGACGGTGCAGGTCTACATTGACGGGGAACAGGTCACTCGGGCCGTGCGGGTCCGCGAACAGCGCATGGCCCTGTCCGGCGGCATCATGGGGGGGGCGTAATGGCAGTTGCAGGCATCCTCGCAGGTTTCGACGCGCTCCCGTGGGCAGGGGTGACCCTGTACAGCCGAAACAGCACGAACGTCACGGCACCGGCGGCCGGCACGATGCACGATTCCGGGCACTACCCGGACGCGGTGGCGCTGCTCAACGGGTGGCAGCACTACCGCCTGATGAACGCGGTCATGCAAGCGACGTGGGGAATCGCCGGGACGCCGACCGTCACAATCAACGCCGACGACCGTGTCGTCTTGACCGTGACCGGCGCGGCCGGGACGCTGACCCTGACACCGGGCACGTCCGACCCGTGGGGGTGGGGCGGCGTGCTCACGTCCGTCACCTCGGGCGGCGCGGAGGTCGTCACCGCGACCCGCCCGTGGCGACGCGGGCCGGTTGTGCTCGATGACGAGGCCGTCTTTACGGTCGACGACGGCGTTGGAGTCGAGGAGCAGCCGGCGCACATGACGCAGGTCCACTCGCTCCCCGCGTACATCGGCGGGCTCGGGACGCCGGACGCCGACGGCGTGACCGAGACCCTGGAGAAGTGGGACAACACGGCGATTGACAGCACGAACCGCCGCATTCGGTGGGGCATCGACGCGGAGGGGCGCACGTTCACCTCGTGGCCGTCTTTCGGGCTCGGGTCGGGCTACACGGTGACGTGGGCGTCTGCGACGTTCCGCCGGGCGCTTGGGTTCACTGGGTCGGAAACGGCCGTGCTCGACAACGGGCTTTACGTCCTGACGTCCACCTACCCGGCCCTTGGCGTGCTCATCGCCCGCATGGGGCTCGCGGTGCTCGACCGGTCCGCGCGTCTCGTCGGGTCGTCTGCTGACACGCTCGGCGGCGACGTCGTCGGGCGGTCGTGGGCGGCGTACCGGGAGGTCGACGTCTCGATGATGGTCCGGGGCGGTCTCGGGGTCGTCGACTCCCAGCCGTACCGAGACGAAGAGAACGTGTGGCTCCGGCGGGTCGCTCCGTACCTGCATCGCGGCGCACGATGCACCGTCTGCCCGGACTGGTCGGACGCGCGTATCGGCCGGTCTCTCGTCGACCAGTTCAGCGACGCGAGCACCCCGGCGGCGTTCTCGCCGTACGTGCGCTCCGATGCCGGCGGCATCATGGGCCGATTCCGGTCGCAGGTGACCGGCGATTCCCCGGACGCGCAGGCGCTCCGGTTCGGCGGCCGGGTGCGCACCATGTCCGAGCCTATCTCGCTGCGACTGCGGCGGCTCGCCGATGGCTAACGACGTCCCGGCCGGACTCGGCGCCGTTTCGATTGGCGGCCTGCTCTCGGGTGCGCCGCTCAAGGCGTCGGCAATCGCATCGCTCGGGCAGGCGGTCAACTCGGTTGCCGCGCGCATCGGGTCCGGCACGCCCCGCATCTGTCAGGCGTGGCCGCGCTCGGGGTCTTCGGCCGGGTCGGAGTCGCACCACTTCGCCTATAACGAAGCGGCGAGCACGAAGCTCGCGGAGTGGCGTATCCCGGACACGCGGGGTGCAACGGCCGTCGACTGCTACGTCTACGGCAAGAGCACGGGCGGGACGGGGACCGTCAAGTTCACGTCGGTTATCGACGGAAGCAATACGGGCGACATCTCGCTCGACGGGACGGCCAAACTCCACGGCCCGTACTCGCTGAGTATCGACACGTCCGGCGGGTACGAGACGGTCCGGCTGTACGCCGACGCGACCGGCGGGCAGGTGTTCGTGGATTCCGTTCTCGTCGTTGTGCCCGAGCAGACGTCACCGCTCGGGACGGGCGATGTCGGCGCAGGCATGACGGCCATTGACGCGGGCGAGATTGCAGAGGGTGAGTCACTGTCGGCCGACCTCGGGCGTGCGATGCGCGCGACGTTGGTCGCGGCACGGACGGTGCCGCACGTCTACGTGCAGTGGTCGTCCCTGAAGGGCCTCATCGAACCGGTGCCTGCCGAGTCTGAGGCAGGCCACATGCGGCAGATTCCGCACTCGTGGCCTGTGCTGCGCCTGCCCGATGCCGGGCGTGACGGGGTCGACCTGACGGTGTATGCGCGGCTGAAGGGTCGGGACGGCACGACCCACTTCCGACTCTTGGCCGGCGTCGACGCCCTGCCGGGATACGTTGCAACCTGCGAAATCGAGGTCGCGCACGGCGCGGCTGAGGCGTGGTACACGTCGACCATCCGAGTCCCGCCGTTTCGGTCGCTGAAGAAACTCGGGGCCGGATTTGCCGACATCCGCTCGGCCCGACTTGTCGTGTGGCCCTGTATCGACGCGGCACCGCAGATGGCGAGATACTACGGCCTCACGGACGCCGAGCGGACGACGTGCTCGGTGCTCTCCGTCTCCGTGTGGGGGGTCTGATGGCGTCGCCTGTACCTACGTCGTTCACCCCTCCGAGCGCTGACGAAATCAGCCCCGATGCGCTCGTCTACGGCCGGACGCTCGTCACGCTCGCGGGCGCGGCGCACCACGTCCTTGCGTGGCACGTCCGGGGGTGGTGCTGCGTCGACATCTGGCAGGGGCCGGAGCAGACGACCCTTGCGACCGATTCGGGTATGGAGACGCAGACACCGGCCGCGGCATGGCTTGTTCTCGTGCCGTACTTCGTTCCGGTCGGCGTCGATTGGCTGCACGTCGCGGTGACCGCGCTCGCGCTCTCGGCTGAGGCGGGCGGGACGACACCGGAGGTCACTGTCAGCATCGAGGAGCAGAGCGGCACGCCTGTCGACGACGGCGTGACGTGGACGCGCGCCGATGGCTCCCTGCCGGGCCGGGTGACGCGCGATGGCGGCACGCTGCGCCTCGTTCCGTTTCAGGTCGAGACTGAACCGCGCACGGTGGCCGACCCGACGCCCGGCGCCCCCGGTGTACCGCGGCGCCTTTCAGTCGCAGGGTTCGCCGGGGGCGCGCTCATCCTGCGCATTGAGGGCACGCGCTGCCGGCCGATTGCGCTCCACCTTCTACCCGAGCCGAGGGCGACCCTGTGAGCATCGACCGCATCGACCGGCGCCGAGTCGCGTGGTGTCTCGTCATCGACGGGTTGGCGCATCGGTACTACTCCGGTGCGGCCCCGGGCTCGAACCTGACGGCCGGGCGGATGACCGACTACGACACGACGGTCGTTCAGTCGCCGACGGACGTGGACGCGCTCGTCAGCGTCGGGGAGTTCTCCGCGAGCATCGACGACCGGGCGGGAATCGCGGTCGAAGAGCCGTTGACCCTGACGCTGCTCGCGCGGGACGCGCACACGGCGGCCGGCGTCCGTGTTCACCCGATGCACACCATGATGCGTGTCGCAGGCCCGGCGGCGTCTCGCAACCGCATCCGTCTGCTGACTGCGCTCGGCCATGCGCCCGCGCTCGACGGCCCGGTCGACGTCGAGGTCGAGGACGATGTCAGCGGGTGGGGCCTGCCCGGACCCATCTACATCGGACAGGAGACGCTGTGGGCGGACGGCGCCGACGGCACGGGGTCGGACGTCGACCCGTACCGGTTCACGGACTGCACCCGTGCGGCCGGTGGGTGGGCGGCGCAGGCTCACTACGTCGACGCGGCGGCCGGCGAGCAGCCCTACGTGACGTCAGACGTGGTCGCGTGGCGAGGGCGGCGAGCGCGGGTGTTTGTCGGGGCGCTGCTGTCGACCGGCGCGGTGGAGTCGTGGTCGGAGTATTACTCGGGGTTGCTCGACGGTCCTGCGCAGCATGCAGGCGAGGTGTTGACCCTGCGCATCGTGCCGTTGACGGCGGTCGTTCGATACCGGCTCGGGGTTGGGAGTGCGGCGCGGGTTGCGACGTCCGTCGATGGAGCTCATCGGTTCGTGCGTGGGACGGCCGACGAGGTTCGGTTGACTGCCGTGTGGCGGCTCGACGATGTCGAACTGAACGTCTCATCGGCTGACGATGCAGCGGACACCGTCACGGTCGTCGGCGACGCGCTCGAATGGCTGACGATGATGGGGCTCGAGGACGGCGGCGCGGTCATCACCTACCGTGACGGCCTGGGGGTCGTCTACGAGGATACCGTGCAGTCAGCGTCCGGCGCCGTGCTGCAGATGTCGGCCGGGTCGACGCTGGTGACGGCGGTTGATGGCGGGCTTGACGGGTTCCACCCGGTCGTAGTGCGCATCAATGGCACGTACCGCGAAGAACTGCCGCTACTTCTGACCGACCCGGCAGGGGCGGCAAAGCAGGATGTGGAGTGGCCGGCGCGACTCGTCGAGGTCGTGAACGAGGGCGGCATCTCGCAGGACGGGCCGGTTGACTCGTGGGCTGACCCGTCTGCGGACTCGCATCAGGCGCGCATCGCCCGGGCGTCACTGCGGCTTGACGACTCTCCGGCCTTGCTCGCGTGGGTCGCGGACTGCGGCGAGCCTGCTCCGTCGCCGGTCGGGCGGTACTTCATCGCGTCGGGCGGTCGGTCCGCGTGGTGCTGCATCCTGACGGCCGCAGGCGACATCACGGACGTGCGGGAGCGTGGCCGGGCATTCGCGGAGAACCGAAGCGGCGCGTTTGCCGGGCGGTGGCAACAGCTCGACGGCGACGTGACCCACCGATACGAGCGGCGGCAGGACCCGCACGCCTTCGCCCTCCCGCCGCAGGCTGTGTGGTTCTATCGCTCCGGCGAACAGTGGCTCGGACCGTTCTCCGCGAACATCTACACCGGGGCGGCGGGCGAAGAGCAACTCGTCCGCGTGACTACGGCCGGGCCGGCGCGGCATGTGTGGATTGATGACGTCGAGTCTGCGACGCACCCGGGCACGGGCGAAACGGTCTACTTCTACCAAGTGGTCGAGCGGCACCGCGACACCACACATTCCATCATGGTGCTCCAAGGCGAAGAGCCGGCGCAGGTCTCGGGCGTTGCGTCCGCGACCGACTCCGACCCCGGGGCGTACATCCGCTCTCTGCTCGTCTCGGGCGTCGGCAACGGCGACCACGGCCCGGCGGATACCATGCCCATTGGTGCCAACCTGCCCGCATCGGCGGTCAATGGCACTGACTTCGCTCGACTCGCGGCGCCCGAGGCGCTCCGGCGGCAGGACTACGAGGCCGTCCGCGGCAAGACCATCGCAGAGCAGGTCGAGGGCTTGTTGATTGCGTGCGGGGCGCAACTCGCGGCCCGGTACATCTCCGGCGGATGGAAGCTCGGATTGGTGCCGCTCGGCATCCCGTCGACGGGCGATTCGGTGCTGACCCTGACGGACGATGATCTCGTCCCGGTCAACGAGTCGCCGGTCGTCGTGTCGGTGGACGGCCGGACGGTCCGGTCCGTGGTCGTGCGCATGCTTGCGGACCGAGCAGAGGACCCGGTTGAAACGCCGGTCGCCCTTGGCGTCGAGACTGCCGACGCGGGCGGTGACGCGGGACAGCCGATGACGCTCGACATTCCGGGCGTGGTGATTCCTTCGGCGGGCGGGCGCGCGCAAGCGGTCGTGGAGGTCGTTGCAGATCTCCGGGCGCGGGTCGGCGTGCCGCGGGTCCGGTGGTCGATTCGAATCCGGGCGGACATGCCGGGCGCGCTGACTCTCGGGCTCGGCGACGTCGTGACCCTGACGAGCGCACACGCCTACGGCATCGACCCGACTGAGGATGCGAGCGGCGCGGTATGCCGGGTGCTTGGGGTCCGACGCGACCTCGTGGCAGGCACCCTGGACCTTGAGTTGCGGCCATACGCGGGGCTCGCAGGCGGGTGGGGGCCTGCGCTGTACGTGACGCAGGTCATCAGCTCGACCAAGGTGCGGGTGTCGGCCGCGCTGTACGCGGACGCGGACATCTCGCACTTTTCCGCGGGCGACGCCGTCGACTGCGTCCCGGTCGGCGATTGGGCCGGCAGGACGTCGACGACCATTGCGTCCATCGGCTCCGAACCGAGCATCACAACGGCCGACCCGCACGGGCTCGCGGTCGGCGACACCGTCCGACTGTCGGACTATACGAGCGCGACCACGGAACGCCCGGCCGTGGTGGGCTATGCTTGGCCGTCGTCGGACGCAGGCACGGTGGACGGCGACCCGGGGCAGGTCATCGCGTAGGCGGCGGCAGGGCAAGAGGCCTGCGCCCTCGGCCGGATGCGCAGTCAGCGAGCATGAGCGCGAGGTCGGCGAGTTCCATACGCCGAACCCAATCCGCCCGCAGCGAGTCTGTGCCAGAACCGGGCGGCGTCAACGCCAGCGCGCCGACGAGGCTCGAAAACGCGGCCAGCGACAGGCGCATGATGCAGACGGGCGTCATATCATCCTCCTGGACAGGTCATCGGGCGAGGACGCGGATGACCGCGCTCATCATCTCGTCAGTGAGTCGGCCGCGCTCCATGGCCTTTGCGAGGGCCTGATACTTCAGGCCGGCGAGGTCCGCGAGTTCCCGCATGTTGCGGGGGGCTCGCATGGCCTCGAAGTTCGCGCGGAGTGTGGCGCGGATGCCGGCGGGGGTCATCGCTGTGCCTCAGAAGAGCGAAAGCTGGGACTTCGCGGATTCGAGATTGCGGACGGCCTGGCGAAAGTAGCTCGTCTTGAGTTCCACGCCAACAAACCGCCGCCCCATCTTGATTGCTTTGAACCCCTCCGAACCGATGCCTGCGAACGGGGACAGGACGAGATCGCCCGGCGCCGACCATAGGTGGATCGCTCGTTCGATGACCTGGAGTTGAAGCGGGCAGATGTGGCGCTCGTCTTCGTGTTCGCGGGCGCTCATATATTGGAGCGTGTCCGACGGGTTGATGTCCATCCACACGGGCGACGCATACCGCTGCCACATGCCTACCGGCAGGTCATCATCATCTCCGGTATGTGTGACGGGGGTGGTGTTCTGCCCTGGCTTGCGCATGGTGACGAGATAGTCGGCGATGCCCTGCCGCGACATGCACGAGTCTTTCTTGATTTGCTTGTGCAGCAGTCCGAGCGCCTTGGTGCGCTGCATCGCCGTAACCGGATCTTTCCAGATGCAGACTTCGGAGTGATAGATCCATCCATCCTCGACGAACATGCGGATCAGTTCTCCGCGGAAGTCCGTTATGCCGATGAAACCGTCGCGTTCCTTCGATGTCGGCAGGTTCATGCAGTGGAAGCTGAGGAGTCGACCGGGCATCGTAACGCGGAGAAGTTGGCGCACCAGAAACCGGAAGTGATCGTAGAACTCCGAATGACTGCGGCAGTTGCCCATGTCGCGGTCGGATGCACTGTACGTGTAGAGGCTGGCGAACGGTGGCGAGAACACAGAGTAGCCGATTGAGTCGGATGGCATCCGAGAGACGGTCTCGACACAGTCGCCATGGTGCATCGTCCATCCGTCTCCGGACACGACCGACTCCGAGTATGCCGCATCAGTCGCATTGGACGCATTTTCGATCTCGGCCATCATCCCTCCTCGCATCTTCGTGACCATCTGGGAAACCATCTCGTCGGATGCTGCCTGTTTCTTCTTGATGCTTTCGAGCACGAGGATTTCGGCGTCCGAAGTGACAATGTGGACGTCGACATCGCAAGCCTGCCCGAATCGCCACTGGCGGCGGACCGCTTGATAGAACTGCTCGTAACTGTGCGACAACCCGACGAACACCATGCAGTGTGACTGCTGCCAGTTCATGCCAAATCCCGCGATTTTCGGCTTGGTGACGAGTACTCGCACAGTCCCATCTGAGAACCCCGACATGGTTGCGACTTTCGCATCGTCTGTGGTTGCGCCGGATACCTGCGCGGCCCCGCCAATGGCGGACGTCAGTGCGTCGCCTTCGTCGTTCAGTTCACACCACACGATCACCTGTTCATCTGTCGAGTTGGCGATACCTGCGGCCTTGTCGACCCGCGCGGCCAGTGTCGACCTCCGCGCAGCGCGCTGTTCGTTGAGCGATGCGGCGGGTGCCCCGAACAGATCCCCGTCGCGCTTGATGTCCGATGCGACGGTGTGGGTGTGGATTCGCAGTTCAGGCAACGAATACCCATCGTCGTCGAATCCAATGTCAGACGGGCGCCGAATCATCATCGCCCACGATGCAACCC